TAAGACATGATGAAACATTTTTGTCTAAACATATGAAACACAATAAATAATCATGGGAATAGGTAAAAAAATGACAAAAGGTATAATTGGTGGAGGTGTAAATGTTCCACACAAAGGACCAAAAATGAGTGGTAAAGCTAAAAGTTTAATGTCTTATCCAGGTGGTATGCCAGGACCAGGTGAGTATGGTAGCATGAACAACAAAGTTGTAGGAAAGGGTATGATGAAATATATGGCTGGAGAACCTGTAGGTATGGGTAAATACAAAACTAATGCTCAAAGAAAAGCTGCACATGCTAGTATGGCTGAGCAAGGTGCTGCTAAATATGGTAAACATATGGGTCCTGAAAAAGAACTAGTTGGTAAACAAAAAAATTTACCAGAAGAACTTAAAGCTAAAATTGAAGCTGCTCCAGGGAAATATGGACACAAAAAAGGACCTGCTAAAAAAAAATACATACAAGACAAAGAAAGTAAAATAGAAGGAAAAGCGGTAAGAATTATCGGTAGCGGATCTGGAAAAGTTTTAGCTTCAAGAAATAAAAAAGAAGTTGGTAAAAAATACAAAAGCAGTGGCCCTGGAAATTTTGGAAGTGGATTTGGTGTAAGCACTACAGGTAGTGACAAAAAGAAAAAAGAAAATAGTTCTATGTCTGATGCAGAAAAAATCAAAGCTTCAAAAACTAAAAAAGAAGCTGCTGGAAATAAAAAGAAAGCAGAAGGACAAGCTGATTTAAAGACAGCTAAAGAAACTGCATTTATTTCAAGAGGTAGTGGTGAAGATTCTAAACTTTCTACTAGAAAAGAAAGAAGAACAGCTATAAGAGCAGCTAGAGCTAAAAAAAGAGCTGGTAGAAAAGAAGCTAGAAAAGCTAGAAAGAAAACAGTTATTAAACAAAAAATTTAATAAACCCAATAACACCATTATTTATATACCAATTAACAATTAATTATTAACAAAACAAAAACAATTATTATGGCAGGTTATTTAGAAATCCCTATCACGGGTGGAACAGGAGCAACTTCAATTACAAACAAAGTTGTAATTTCAAAAGAGAGTATTATCTCTATTCAACAAGGTACAGTTGGAGCTCCACAAACAAATCCAACAACATTAACTCATATCTTATGTTCAGATGGTATTGAGTTTCAACTTACTCACACTGCAGCAGCTGCTGGTTTTTCAGTACTAGATTCTCTTCTTGAAGGGTGGACTGGTTCTCCAGGAAATGGTGTATCTAAAGTAGGTGGTATTCCAGCAACAGTTAGTGCAACTGGACAAGCTCTTACTTTTGTAACATTTACTCAATTAGTAATATCATAAGTATGAAACCTGGTTTAGGTGATAAAATAGAATCTTTCACTAAGGCTACTGGTATCAAAAAAATCGTTGACACAGTTTCACAGGGTTTAAACATACCCTGTGGCTGTGAAAAACGTAAAAACGTATTAAATAAAATGTTTCCTGGAAAATGAGTTTTAAATTAAAATCACCTTTTACAAAACATGCTACTCCAATAGTTAATATGCCTATGGAAGAAAACGTTATGGGTAGAGCTGATAAACGAGGAAATATTTTAATAAATAAAGATTTAACAGATCCTAAACAAATAGAAGATACTATTAATCATGAAAATGTTCACATTGAACAGATGAAGTCTGGTAAATTAGATTATGATGATAAAGCTGTTTATTTTAAAGGTAAAAAATTTTTAAGAAAAGAGTTTAACGAATCAAACAAGAATTTACCTTGGGAGATAGAAGCTTATAAAGCAGGATAATTATGTCTAAACCTAAAAAAAAATTTAAAGATACTAAGGTAGGAAAATTCTTACTAGGTAAATCAGGTATTATTAATGTAATAGGAGATATATTGCCTGATCGTGGTGCACTAGGCATGGTTAAAAACCTTATAGACAAGGATGAAGACTTACCACCACAAGACAAAGAAATAGCTCTTAAATTATTAGAGCAAGATATGACTGAACTACAAGAAATTTCAAAACGTTGGGAAAGCGATATGAAATCAGATAGTTGGTTATCTAAAAACACACGACCAATGACATTGATATTTTTAACAACATCTCTTGTTATTTTTATTTTGTTAGATGGTTTTGATATAGCATTCAGTATTGATACTGGGTGGATTGATCTTTTAAAATCACTTCTAATAACCGTTTATGTTGCCTATTTCGGTTCAAGAGGTGCAGAGAAATTTAAATCAATAGGCAACAAATAATTAAATTTAATAAAATGAGTGAAGCTAAACAAATGATTACCGAAGACCAACTGAAAAAAATTCAGGACTTTCAAAAAGAATTAAACAAACTTTTAAATGAAGTTGGATTTTTAGAAGCCCAAAAAGCCCAAGTATTAGGAAAATTTGGTGAAGTTAACAAACAAACTGAAGATTTCAAAAAAGAGTTAGAAAAAGAATACGGATCGATTAATATTAATCTTGAAGACGGATCTTTTGAACCTATCGAAAAAGAAGAAGACAAGAAAGAGTAATGTCATCTGTTATTAGAAAAATTAGTATTGGTTCTGATTATAAAACCGATGCAATGCATTATTCTTTGACCCAGTCAGTATATGGAGGTCATACTATATCTCATATACTCTTTGATACAAAAGATAATTCTTATAACATTTACATTAAAAAAAACAACGAGGTATTGCCGTGGAAGAAATTTAATTCTAACATGGCTATATCCGTTGAGTATGATTTAGAGTATTAATGAAAAGTTTATTTGATTTTATCGTTGAGCCTTACGGCCAGCGATATAATAATAAAGTAAAGGTAGGTGACAAAAGCCTTATAATTAACACTCAAGTCGAAACTTTTAAAGCTGTAAATAATATAGCAAAAGTTATAGAAGTACCTTTATCATATAAAACACCAGTTAAAAAAGGTGATTTAATAATGATTCATCATAATGTATTTAGAAGATGGTATAATATGAGAGGTGAAGAAAAAAATAGTAAGTCGTATTTTAAAGACGGTTTATATTTTGTACAACAAGATCAAGTTTATTTATATAAAAATAAAGACAAATGGTTATCATTTGGTGATAGATGTTTTGTTGCACCACTCAAAGATAAAATTGAAATACATAACGTTTTAGAACAAAACCTTATTGGTGTATTAAAGTATGGTAATAGTGCGTTAGAAGCGCTAGAAATAAACGAGGAAGATGTTATAGGCTATAAACCTTTTGGTGAGTATGAATTTATTGTAGATGGTAAGCGCTTATATTGTATGAAATCAAATGATATTGTAATTAAATATGAACGTCAAGGAAACGAAACAGAATATAATCCTAGCTGGGCACAAAGCAGTTGAGGAATTAATAAAAGTTGCTAAAGAAGCTATTGTTGATTCTGATGATGATATATCAGCTGATAGATTAAAAAACGCTGCAGCCACTAAAAAGCTAGCTATATTTGATGCTTTTGAAATACTTAATCGTATTAAAGAAGAAGAAGATATGTTAAACGAAAAACCAAAAGAAGAAAAAAAAGAAAAAGCTTTTGGAGGTTTTGCAGAAAGACGATCTAAATAATGTACAAGCAAACGTTATATAAAGTAATTGATCATATAAAACCACACGTAATTAAAAGGTTAAATAAATCTAAAAAGTGGAAATATGGTTACAATAAAGATTATGATGTTATTGTTATATCTCAAACTGGTCAAATAGGTGAGATATATGAAATACAAAATCTTAAAATAGCGTTACCAAATGAAAACAATGTTGATAAAGAAAATGACAAGTGGACTGTTCATGAATATCCTAAAACATTAAAAAAAATAAAAACGATATTTGATTGGAAACAATATCCAGATGATTTTAAAAAGAAATGGTATGCATATATTGATAGAGAATTTGCTAGACGTCACGAAGGCTATTGGTTTACTAATAAAGGTAAATCTACCTATATTACTGGTACTCACTACATGTATTTGCAATGGTCAAAAATTGATGTTGGGCAAGCAGACTTTAGGGAAGCAAATAGATTATTCTACATTTTCTGGGAAGCTTGCAAAGCAGATACAAGATGCTACGGAATGTGTTATCTTAAGAACAGACGTTCAGGATTCTCTTTTATGGCATCGGGCGAAACTGTTAACATGGCCACAATATCAAGCGATGCTAGATTCGGTGTCTTATCAAAGTCAGGGTCTGATGCTAAAAAAATGTTTACCGACAAAATCGTTCCAATCTCCGTTAATTATCCGTTCTTCTTCAAACCGATTCAAGACGGTATGGATAGGCCGAAAACAGAGCTTGCATACAGGGTTCCGGCTAGTAGATTCACTAGAAAAAAATTAGATACTAACGAACAGTTAGAAGAAATTGAAGGATTAGATACAACTATTGACTGGAAAAATACAGGTGATAATAGTTATGATGGTGAAAAATTAAAACTACTTGTACACGATGAAAGTGGTAAATGGGAAAAACCTGATAATATATTAAATAACTGGAGGGTTACAAAAACTTGTTTACGATTAGGTTCTAGAATTATAGGTAAGTGTATGATGGGATCAACGAGTAATGCTCTTGATAAAGGTGGTAGAAACTATAAAAAAATATATGATGACTCAGATGTTACCAGAAGAAACCGCAATGGGCAGACTAGCTCGGGATTATATAGCTTGTTCATACCTATGGAATGGAACTACGAAGGATACATTGATTCTTATGGGTTACCTGTCTTCGAGACGCCAGAAAAGCCAAAAAAAGGTCCAGACGGTTACCCAATTGAAATCGGCGTTATTGAACATTGGGAAAATGAAGTAGATGGTCTTAAGAACGATCCTGATGCACTTAATGAATTATATAGACAGTTTCCACGTACTGAAAAACACGCCTTCAGAGATGAAACAAAACAATCTTTATTTAATCTAACTAAGATTTACGAACAAATAGATTACAATGAAGATTTAAAACATTCAAATGTTGTAACTAAAGGTAGTTTTCAATGGCAAGATGGTGTTCAAGATACAAGCGTTATTTTTGTTCCTAGTAATCAAGGTAGGTTTTTAGTTTCTTGGGTACCAAATATAAATCAACAAAATAGAGTTATTGTTAAAAACAATAGAAAATATCCAGGTAATGAACATATGGGTGCTTTTGGTTGTGACAGTTATGATATATCCGGAACAGTGGATGGTAGAGGGTCAAAAGGTTCTTTACATGGTTTAACTAAGTTTAGTATGGAAGATGCTCCTGCTAATTTATTTTTTTTAGAATATATAGCTAGACCTCAGACTGCAGAGATATTTTTTGAAGATGTACTCATGGCTTGTATATTTTATGGTATGCCAATACTTGCAGAAAATAACAAACCAAGGTTATTATATCATTTTAAACGTAGAGGTTACAGAGGTTTTTCTATGAATCGTCCAGATAAAACAGCACATAAATTATCTGTAACAGAAAAAGAAATAGGTGGTATACCTAATTCAAGTGAAGACGTTAAACAAGCTCACGCCGCCGCTATTGAATCTTATATTGAA